CTAACTGCTGCCATCAATGATTTTATTGAGTATGGCTTTGACTCCCAGAGTCGAGTAGAGCATTGGCTTAAAAAAATCAAAGATGCAGCAAACAATGTTCTGATGTCTGATGAACAAATGCAAAGGGAAATGGAAAAGGCTTTAAATGCAGCCTTTGACCGCCTGGTAACTAAAGGTGGTCTGGTTAATAAGACAGTATCCAAGTACGATGTTGACAAGCTAAAGCCTAAACTTAGGGCTGAATTAGATCGCAGAATAATGGCTTCAGCGAATCTGATTAAATATAATCGTGAACAATCTATTACAGATGTATTACGAAGATTTGAAGGTTGGGCAACTTCAATTCCTAAAGGCGGTTCTTTAGCTGTTGATAAAAGAAAAGAAAAGCAGGATATTAAAAAGTCATTAACTAAAATGCCTTTTAATCAAAGGCGTGTTGTAATAGATCAAACTCATAAACTCATTTCAAATATTAATGATATTGTCGCAGTAGATAATGGCGCAATTGCTGGAATATGGCATAGTCATTGGAAACAAATTAATTATGATTATCGCAAAGATCATAAAGAGAGAGATGAAAAAGTTTATGTTATTCGCAATAACTGGGCAAGTGATAAAGGTTACATAAAAGCAATTAATGGTTATACTGATGACATAACTTCTCCAGGTGAGGAAGTTTATTGTCGGTGTTTCTATAAATATATTTATAGCTTGCGTAAATTGCCAAAAGAATTTTTGACAAAAAAGGGTGAATTAGCGTTACAATCATCAAAAATATCGTAGGGTAGTTTATGCCATTTGAATCTGAAGCCCAAAGGAAAGCCATGTATGCTGCTGCTAAAGGCAAGAGCAATATTGGCATCCCTAAAGAAGTGGCAAAGAAATTCATTAAGCATAGCGAAGATAACTCTGGCGATTTCCCAGAAGAACCAACTTTATTATCTACACCTGAATATAAGGATGAAGATTTAAGTGAGTTGCGTACACGATTGCAGGACATTACACGATCTGTCCAGGAATATAAAGAGCAAATAAATCGTACTGAAAATACAACTCTTGATGATTCCGAAGCCTGGACAACAAAAGAAGGCAAAAACAAAAATGGTGGTTTAAATGAAAAAGGGCGTGAATCCTATAATAAGGAACATGGCGCACATTTAAAAGCACCCCAGCCAGAAGGCGGTTCTCGTAAAGAATCTTTCTGCGCCAGGATGAAGGGCATGAAAGCAAAATTAACATCCCCTGCTACTGCTCACGATCCTGATTCCAGAATTAATAAATCCTTGCGTAAATGGAAATGTGATGCCATTCGATCTGATATGGGTATGATCATTGATCAACTTATAGATTATGTGGATGCTGATCCTTGCTGGGAAGGTTATGAGCAATTTGGAATGAAAGAAAAAGATGGTAAGGAAGTTCCTAATTGCGTACCTGATGCAGCCGATCTAGTAGCTAAAACACCAGAAGTAGTCATGCCTATTGCTAATAATGCTGGCGCAGGTGGCAGAGCATCTGGAATTATGTTTATTACTGGTGATGGTGAAACCCTTTTAATCCGCAGAGGTTCTGGCGGTGGCGATTATCCTAATACCTGGTGCGTACCTGGTGGACATCAAAAATCTGGTGAAACCCTGGAAGAAGCTGCTCGTAGAGAGTGCGAAGAAGAAACAGGTATTAAATACGATGGAAAATTAGAAGTTTTACATGATGATGGTCAATTCTGCACTTATGTTGCCAGAGATGTTAAAAAGACCGATGTAAAACTGAATTACGAATCTACAGGTTACGATTGGTGCGATCCAAGCAATCCACCAATGCCATTGCACCCAGGCTTACATAATGCTTTCAAAATTGCAATGGTTAAAACTGAAACCGATGTAGCACAATTAATGGCTCAAGATTTGCTGCCAAGCCCACAGATGTATGCCAATATTATGCTTTTGGCTATTCGCATTACTGGTACTGGGCTGGCTTACAGATCAAGTATTGGCGAAAATGTATGGCGTGATCCATCTCTTTATTTGAATGAAGAATTCTTAAAGCGGTGTAATGGCTTAATGGTCATCATGGATCATCCTGAAACTGCGGTTCTTACTTCTAAAGAATTTAAAGATCGTGCAGTTGGTTCTATTATGTTGCCTTATATTAAAGGCGATGAAGTTTGGGGTATTGCTAAGATTTACGATCAGGACTCAGTTGATGAGATTCTTGAAGGTGAAATTAGCACTTCCCCTTCAGTAGTATTTGACAATACTGCTGGAAACACTACACTAACTACTGAGAATGGTGAACCACTCTTAATAGAAGGTGTTCCATTTCTCTTAGATCATATAGCTATCGTAACGAAAGCTAGAGGATCAAAAGGGGTATGGGATAAGGGTGGCGATGCCACAGGAGTTCTTTTAAATAACCAAGAGGTGTCTGATATGAATGACAATACGATTGCACCAAAGGCAGATGCCCAAGGTGATAAGTTAGATGCAATACTAGCTGCGATTAGTGGTTTATCAGCAAGAGTTGATGAGATGGAGAAGGATTTACCTGCTGCTCCCCTCGTTACTGCTGCCGATAAAAAATCTAAGCGCAAAGATGATGATGATGCAATGTGTGATGATGATGAAGAATCTGAATCTGAAGCCAAAAAATTCATGGAACGCAAAATGGATTCTAAAAAGCGTAAAGATGATGATGACGCTATGTGTGATGATGACGAAGATGACATGAAAATGCGTAAAGATATGAAAAAGCGCAAAGATGCAGAAGGTTCTGATCCTAAAGAACATGGTAAGGCTGGTGAAATCAAACCTGATGATGAAGGTATGGTTGAGCATCCTGGACACATGGAATTTAAAAAAGATGATGAAGAAGAAGCTATGAAAGCTGATGAAGAAGAAGCCGAATACGCTGATGCTCAGGCTAAAGCTGATTCAGTACTTGCTTCATTTGGTAAATCTGCTTCACGCCCATTAAAAGGCGAAGGTTTATTGTCTTATCGCAAGCGTTTATTGCGTGGTCTGCAAGCCTATTCTGATAGCTACAAATCAGTAAATCTTACTTCAATTAAAGATGTTCAATTATTGAATATCGCAGAAAAAACAATTTTTGCTGATGCTTTAGCTGCTGCTAAATCACCAACAATGTTTGCTGCGGATCAATTGATTGAAATCAATGAAAAAGATCGTGCTGGTCGTACTATTACGAAATTCAAGGGTTCTATGGAAGCATGGTTAGGCGATTTTAAAGTGCCTTCTATGCGTGTCAAAGAATTCCATTTGTTCAATAACAAGCGATAAGGAATAAATCATGTCTGCTCAAATTTCTTTACAGCCTATGGCAACAACCAATGCTGCTGGTCTATTTAATACCAATAGTAATGGTTTTACACAAGGCGATGCACTAGATGATCCAGCAGTTAAGTTTGCTCTATCTGGTGGTGTTTTTTCAACTGATGCTACTATTCCATTATGGGGCGGTGTTCCAATTACTGAGTTGATCCCAACTTTGCAAAATGGATATTATTCACAACCCCAGCCTGGTACTGATTCTCTTGGTGGCACTATTATCCAAGCTGATGGCTCTACTTATGAAGCTACTGGTATTTGTGTATACAACCAGGCATTTTCTGGTATCACAACCCCACAAAGTACTGCTCCATTGTTTTCCCCAGGTATGTCAGTAAACTTCTACCGCTTTGGTAGTGGTGCAAGAATTCCCCTTCCTTGCGATGCTTCTATCGTAGCTTTGGATGGTGCTACTATTGCAACTACACCTATTTATTGGAATCCAACTACTAATCTTTTGACTACTACTTCTGCTGGTGCTTTTACCATTTCAGTAAAAGTCTTGAGAACAAGTACTGCCAATAACAAGCTAGTTTCATACGATGGTATGGCTGGTACTGCTAACTGGACTTCAACTGGCTATATTGCAGTTGTTCTAATCTAACAAAGGAAAAATATTATGTCAGGTTTTGCTCCTTCATTTGTAACAGTAAATCCGCATTTCATGATGCCTGAGTTGATTATGCAGTACAGCTTGGCTTCTGGTGCTTTTACAACCCTCGCAACAGAGAATCCTATGCCTCGCCTTGGTGAAGCGGATTTGTATGTTTACGCTAAAAAGATTCAATTAACTACACAAGTTAATGCAAATCAATCTACTGTAAACCAACTGCCTAGCGCATCTGTTATTCCTTCAATGATCTCTACTGCAACTTATCGCTTGCAAACTAGGGCGCAATATGACAATTTTGATGAAGCTGCTACAGGCGCATGGGGCTATGCTTTACCCCAGGCTATGCGTTTAGCTGCTCGTCAAGGTATTGCTCAACAATTGCGTAATGCCCTTTTGTATGGCTATAACCCTGCAAATGGTGAAGGTCTAGTTAATACCAATGGTGCAACGCATCAAGTTTTGGGTTCTGATACCAATGGTAATACTGGCTATAGCACATGGGATAGCGGTCAACTTGCTCAATATCTATTGAACATGATTGGTAGCTTGAAAGTGTCTACATTGCAAATCGGTCAGCCTTTGCGTTTAGTTTTCCTTGCTCCACAGCGTTTTATTAGCCAAATCAGCTATTCTGGTGTAGTGTCATTGACACAATTCCAGCGTATTGGTGCTGGTGTTGAAACTGCTGCTGGCTTGGTCGAAACTGTTGCTCAATGGGCAGGTGGCGATGATGTATCTTTCGCTGCTGATGACACTTTGATTGGTCAAGGTGCTGGTGGTACAGATTTGATCGTTTTAACTGCTCCAGAACTCAAAGTTCCTAAAGCTAATTCACAAATCAATACCAACATTTTTGCAACTTTAACACCTAATCAAACAGCTACAACATTGATGCTTACTGATGTGTCTGCTCCTACTGAAATTCCTACTCCTATTGCTGATGGTGGTATTACTACCCTCTACACTATGCGTAGCACTTCAGGTTGGGGTATTCGCCCAGAAGCAATCAGCTTATTGTCTGCTGCTTATTAAGCAATCTAGCCTTAATCAAAAAGCCACCTTTCGAGGTGGTTTTTTGTTATAGTAATACTACTTGTGTGATGCCGAGTGTTGATTCAATGGGGGGCAGGGAATCATTAAAAAAGATTCCGCATCATCTGTCCCCCACCCTTTAGGGAAAATATCATGAAATTATTTGTAGCTAATTGTAGTAAACAAGATTTCAACTTCACTTATATGTTGTTGGAAAATCCACGCCCATTCCATCATAGAATTCGTGCTGGCGGTCAATGGGAAATCCAGGGAAACCAGGAAGAAATTGATCACATCATCAAACAACATTCTATTTATGGAATGATGGAAGCAAACAAGGTCAAAAAAGGCTTTGGCGGTATTGCTTATCGTATTGATAAACCTATTAATGTTGAAGCGATTGAAGCTGGTTTAAGCCAGAGTGATCAAGAAGCTATTGATAGGGCGCAAAATGCACGAAATATTACTGCTGCTGCTGCGGATCAAATTCTTTCCAACAAAGCTCAAGAAATGGGATTAAGACAAAAATCAGGACTTGAGATAGAAGTAGTGGAAGAAAAACGAAATGCAGGTGATAATAGTGTTAAGTTTGAACAAACAATTGAAGTTTTGCGTGAAGGTGCTGAACCTATGAAAAGTAGGGGTAGACCCAGAAAGCAGTAAATTAATAACTATAGGTAGATGAAATATGTCCGATCCCATTACTTCACCCCCAACATTAGCTGGTTTTATTGCTTGGACAAGGGCAGTAATGGGCATCCCTACTACCGCTATTCCAGATAATGATCCTGGATATGCCTATGCTTTCCAGATCGCACTTGATGTAGTTCCTTTAGATTTTTCTGCCTATTCACCAGATATTTATACTATTACAGTTTATAACTGGGGTGGCAGCAATTTATTGCAATTCCAGCAAGACATTCCTGGGCAAACCTTTTTTAAGGATGCCAGGGCAGCTTATAACATGAGTGGCTTTGTCGCTGGAGTAATTAATTCTGCTTCAGATGTAAGCACAAGTGAAGCCTTATCTGTAGGACAAGGGCTACAAAATCTTACCCTTTTAGACCTACAAGCAATTAAAGACCCTTATGGTAGACAAGCACTTGCTTATATGCAAACCCTTGGTACTCTTTGGGGGTTGACATGATCCTTCACCTGGGCGTAATTGATGTTCCAGAGCCAGAAGGAAATACAACCTATGGGGTTGCAACCATTTTAGAAGAAAAGTATGGATTGTTTTCTACTTTTGCCAATGTCTATGAGCAAAAAATCGTCAACAGCCTTACAGAAAGCATGGCAGGGGCTTTAGAAACATTGCTCCAAGGGGGTAGTGTACAAGACCCATATAAAGATGCCACAAGCGAAATTGAAGCGGATTTTAAGAACTTTTTAAGTTCTCAAGAAGCTGAAAGACAGGGTATTCCTGGTGTTCCTACCAAGGCAGCTTTAGAAGGCAGAAGTATTCGCTTTAAAAATAAAGTTACTGCTAAAGGCTATGTCAAAGGAAAAAGGGCTGGATTTACAAGAAAAGTTGGAGTTCGTAGACCATCTTTTATTGATTCTGGGGTTATGCAAGCATCTTTTAAATCTTGGATTGATTAATGGCTACAGTAGAAGAAACCATAGGCGTTAAACCGCAATTAGCTTCTGGATTAGCAGAAGGCGTAAATACCATATCAGGTAATGAAACTGTTACCTTTACTCTTTATGTGAAATTGGTATTGCCCCTGGATGGTTATGTATTTTGGGTCAATGCTGCGTTATTAACTGATTCTGCTCTTTATAACGCTTCTCAATATGATCGCTTGCTTTATGATAATTATCAAAATGGAGTACCAGCCAGGACTTTAACTGCCCAGGGATCATTCCATTTTAATAGTAATGTGCAAATGCTAGAAGATCGGCAAACTGTCTTTAATCATACTATTTTCACTTCTTTAGTAAAAATTGATGACTTTAATTTAATTAATCCTCAATTTTTATATGTGGCAACTTATCAAGGTATTAGATTTGCTTTTAATAGCAGGGATAATTACTACAAACAAGCGGATTTATATCATTATCGTGGCGATGCTTTGTATTCTATTATGGATACTCAGCTTATTGATTCCATGACAGATTTTGATAGTACAAGCGTTATTGTTTCTAATAGCCTTCCTATTTGGCTTGCACTCAATCAATACTTTCCTTTATATCCAGCTTATTTAGTAGAGCAGAATTTACCGCCAGCCTATGCTGCTGTAGATGTCATTTCTTCAAATACTGAAGCAATTGGTCAATTTCCAATTGTAAATAATATTGTTATTAATGGCGGTATGACACCAAGTGAACAAACCACTATAAGGCAATTAGCAACTGATACAGTCAAGATTATTATTTATGGAATACGCAATAACGAGGCTTTAAACTTTCTAAATTATGTGTTTCAATATAGTTTGAATACTGATAATATCGGAATTCAAAATATGCCCATTATTCAGGATGAAAAACTTACTCAATCTGAATTTGGAATTATTGCTCAGAAGAAAAGTGTTACTTTTAAAATTAGTTATTATCAAAATACTGTAAACGATGTTGCATTACAATTAATTAAATCAGCTTTTGTTAGTTATCAACCAACCCAAATTGTTGTACCCTCTCAAATTTAAGTGTAAAAAAGGAGTTTCAAAATGGCAATTACCTCAAATCCAGCAGTAATTAATGGCGCAGCTATCACAGCACAAGGCATTAATACTTTTTTAAATATTTCTGCTGCTACAGCAATTAAATCTAGCAGGGGTCGCATTGTAAAAGTCAATGTTACTACTGCTGGCTCTACAAATGGTGCAATTTATGACCATGCAACCACTTCTGGCACAGGCGCAGCTAATTTAGTTGCAGTTATTCCAGATACAATTGGTTCTTATATTATTGATTTCCCATGTGCTAATGGAATTGTTATTACTCCTGGTACTGGTATGGTTGTTTCTGTTAGCTTTAATTAATTAGGAGTCAATAATGACAACTCAAATCGTTACAGTAAATGTAACTCAAACCATTGCGCCAGCACCCAATACTCTGCAAAGAACTGGTTGTTTTGTGTCGCAGGGTTCGACTACATTATCAACAGGTAGTTCTTATCTTTTAACTCAATTTGCTGATTTATCGGCTATTCTTCAAGGTTCAATTACCATTTCTTCAATGACATGGGCTTCAAGTATAGTTACTGTTACAACAAGTACACCTCATGGAATTCCTATTGGTGATGCAATTTTAGGAATTATTGCTGGTGTTACACCTACTGGATATAATGGTCAATATACTGTTACATCAACAGGCACAACTACCTTTACTTATCCTTTAGCAAGCAACCCTGGTTCAGTAACAACTCAAGGTTTATTTACCAATGAATCTGTACAAGATTTAGTTGCTATGGCAACTACTTATTTTGCACAAGGTAATGCAAATGGTATTTATGTTCTTGAATTAGGTGCTGGTACAGGCGAACAAGGCGTAACTGCATTAACTACATATATTGCTGCTAACTTGTACAAGTATTATGCGTACATGGTTACAACAGAAATGTCCCTTGATACGACATTCTTAGCATTAACTAAAAATTATGAATCTACAACTTCCCAGGTTTATTTCTGGGTATTAGAAACAATTGACAATTATGGAAATTACAATAATGTTAAATCTGTAGTTTCAGTAATTCAGGATGTTTCTGCACCAGTTACAGAATGGTCTGCTGCTGCAATGATGTATAACGCTTTGAATTACAATCCAAGCGATACAAATAAAGTTGCTCCAATGGCTTTCCAATATGTTTCTGGAGTTACTGCATTTACTGGTACTAATGCACAACAACAAGCATTAAAAACTGTTAATGTGAACTATATTGGTACTGGTGCTGAAGGTGGTATTAGTAATACCCTAGTTCTTTGGGGTGTAACTTGTGATGGTAAAGACTACACTTATTGGTATTCTGTAGATTGGGTACAAATTAACATTAACTTGAGCATTTCTAATGCAATTATTAATGGTTCTAATAACCCAATTAATCCTTTGTACTATAACCAAGCTGGCATTAATACTCTGCAAAAAGTAGCACAGGGTACTATGAATAGCGGTATTGCTTATGGATTAGTATTAGCACCTGCAAATGTCCAGGCTGTTTCATTTAATACTTATGTAACAGATAATCCAAGCGACTATGCTATTGGCAAATATGCAGGTCTTTCTGTAACTTACACCCCAGCAAGAGGATTCATTCAGATTATATTTAATGTGAATGTTTCTAGCTTTGCTTTAGCATAAAGGAATAAATCATGGCAACCCCATTAATTCAGCAAGGTACACTTAATAGACTGCGTGGTAGTGTGGTCTATTCAAGCAATCCAACACTTAATGTAACAGCCCCCTATTTGGCTAGGGAAGCTATCAGTATCGCTTTTGAAAACGATGCTGGTTTGCTAATCCCAACTCTTACAGGCGGTGTTACATCCCCTGAACCATATCAAATGGCAACAGTAACAATTAACTTGTTAAAAAGCCAATCATTAGCGAATGTTTATAAAACACAATTTGAAACTTATGTAAATGTTGGTGATGTAGCGATCATTTCCGATTCAGCAACCCTGGGCGATTATGATCTTACCAATTGTATTTTAAAAGGTATTCGTGATATTACTTATGATGGTAATGTAGCTGGTTTTGTTGTTACATTAACTGGTATTTACAATGTTAATTCAAAACTTTGGGGTCTATAAATAGATGAAAATTAATCGAGCCTTGAACTTAGTAATTCCGATTGATTCGGAAAAAGGACAGCTATATGTTCACAGCACCCCAATTTCAAGAGAAATTTTTGAGCAATATTTCTTAGTAATATCTAAGACATTTGCTGCAATCTTTTCTGAAGGGCTTGGGGCGATTGCAGGAACGAGAGTTGCATATCTTATGTTGAAACAAGTATCAGAAAACATGGGCGTATGGAATGGAACTTCTGGGGTCAAGGCTGGATTAGTGAATGAAATTATTAGACTGTCGAATGTAATGATGCCATCCACAAAAGGCTGGAAAAGTATTCCCTTGCATACAGCAATTGAAAAAGAGATTATTGACAAAGAAACCCTTGCAGAAATCGAGGGTGAATTAGTTTTTTTTACATCAGTATCCATGATGAACAAAAAGAATCAGATAGCGGGCATTATGGATACAGTCAATGGATTATGGGGTTCGCAAATAACATCATTAGGCTCTATGGAATACATGAGTTCTTTGACGACATTGACAGAGGTAGAGAATACTGGAGAGATGGAGATCACCTCATCTCTGCCTGTTTAGATCATGTAGCTGGGGTAGGATTTTCTAAGTTTTTAGAGGATATTGATATAGAATTTAAGTCAAGCGCACATGAGTTTCGCCAAAGACATATATTGAGAGCATTACAAAGGAACAATGGCTACTAAAAGCGTAATTGACATAGAGATTAATGACGAAAAGTTTAAGGAATTCCAAAAACTTTTTGAAAAATATCAAAAATCTTTAGACAAAATGCCTGGTCAATGGGGCAAGATTAATAAATCTTCTGCTTCATTACAAGGTAATTTTGATAAAATCCAACACGCTTTGGATACTGTGGCAAAACGCCTTGATAAAAACTATACGACTTTACAAAATACAGATAGAGTCGCTAAAAATACTGCAAATCATTTTTCTCAAATTGGAAAAAATGCTTCTTCTATAGCTAAAAGTGTTTCTTCTACCACTTTTAATTTATTGAAATGGGGAAGTATTGGTCTAGCTACAGGTCTTATTGGTGCTGGAACTGGCTTATTTGGTCTTGCAAATCTGGCTAGTAATGCTGGTAATACCAGAAAACAAGCACAAGGTGTGGGAGTATCACCAGGAGAATTAAAATCTGCTCAAGTAAATTATGGAAAATTTGCTACTGATCCCAATGCTTTATTGGGAAGCATAGCAAATGCACAAACCGACATTAATAAACAGGTTTCTTTCCAGGCAGCAGGTATTAATCCAGAGCAAAGTGCATTTAAGATTATGCAACAGGCTTTGAAAAAAGCTGGTGAAGTTTATAAACAGGGTGAACCTGGGACTGCTCAACAAAGATTAGAAGTAAGCGGATTATCTGCCCTTGGAATTGATATAGAAACTGCTAGAAGGATGGCATCTTTAAGAAAAGATGAAATAGATCAAACCGAAAAACAAGCAAATAAAGATGCAAAACTATTAGATGTTACTGATAATCTATTAAAAAGATGGCAAGCATTAGACATTCAATTAAATAGGTCAAAAGAAAAAATTGAAAAAACTTTCCTTGGTGCTTTGGAAGGTTTAGTAACGCCATTAGAAGGTTTATCTGAATCATTTTCTAATGCAATAAAAATATTTTTAGGTGATCCAAAGGTCAAAGATTGGATTAAAGGTGCTGGCAAAGGAATAGAAGATTTTTCTAAATATTTAACCACGCCTAAATTTCAAGAAGATGTAAAAGATTTTATTTTAAATGTTGAAAAAATTGGTCAAGCAGCAATGTTATTGGCTGATGCAATTATTTGGCTTGCAAAATTATTTAAAAATCCTTTAAATCCTGATCCAGAGCATAACATCGTTATGACTCCTCAAGAAGCTAAAGATAAAAACTTAGAAAAATTTGATCCTAAATCAGTTACTAGGGAAAAATATTGGAAAGGTTTAAACGCTTGGTGGAGTAATTTAAGTAATGTTGATCCTAATTTAGTTGATATTGCCATTAAAAATAATTTAAAAGTTGTTAAAGGTGGTGGTTATAGAACTCAAGCAGAAGAAGATGCTCTAGGAAAAGTAAAAGGTGCTGATGGTCAATGGAGAACTTATTCTGGTCATTTAACAACTCCACCTGGAGTTAAAAGTAAACATACTGTAGGGCAAGCATTAGATATTGATACTGAACAAGCTAAAAAATTATCTGATGAAGATTTAGCAGCAATGGGCTTGTATCGCCCATATTCCGATGATACAGAAGTAAATCATCTTGAATTATTAACTGATGAAATTCGTAAGAAATTAGAAAAAGAAGGAAAGATTAAGCCAATACAACAAAAAAGCAGCTATGACTCTACTTCTGGACAAAATGTAGCAATGATGCCTTGGAATCCTACTTCTATTTCATTGGATATTAATACAGTAAAAATCCCAGGACAAGACACTAATGTCAATATGTTAAATGCTGGCGGTTACTATACAGGCTTTAGACAGGTTTAAATATGGCAAATATTGGACAATCAATTTATCAATTAGGCTTTGAAATATCCCCTATTATTTTAAAAGATGGAATTGCAAAAAAAATCTGGGGAAGCCTTTTACCAATTATTGCTATAACTGAAGCAGCTAATTTTGGTTTTAGTCTATTAAATGGCAACAATCCTTTAAAGTTAAATAACTTTTTTGGTCATTTTAGACCATTGCCAGGGGCTTCTTTAATAGATTATGAAGTGGCTCAATATCCTTTTGCCAATCAAAATTATGCTGCCAATGCCACTATTGCCAAGCCATTAAAGATTTCTATGCTTATGAATTGCCCAGCCAATTCAAATGGTGGGTATATTTCTAAAATGATTACTTTTACAGCATTGCAAGCAGCTTTACAGGCTCACGCCCAAGCAGGTGGAACATATATTATTGCTACACCTTCCTATGTATATTTAAATTGCATCCTTACAAATTTAACTGATGTTTCAAGACCAGATAGCCAGCAGCCACAAAATGCTTGGCAATTTGATTTTATACAACCTTTATTATCACAATCCCCACAAAATACTTTAAGCGCATTAATGAACGCTTTTAGTAGTGGTACACCAGCGAAATAATTATGGCAAATTTATGGTCAGGATCAGGTAGTGCAATTGGAAACTCCAATTCAGTTACAACTCCTTTTGTAAATGGATTGGTTAATACCCAGGGCGCAGCATCAACTTATAGTTCCAATCAAAATATAAATCCTAATGTAAGTAATGTAATTCAATTTACACCTTCTAATAATTCCAATTTTCAATTTCAGGCTACTTTTGATAATGTTCAATACAATGTGATTGTTAATTGGAATATTTATGGTGAAAGATATTACATCAATATTTATGATACAAATAATGCTTTGATACTTTGTGTAGCTTTAATTGGATCACCTTTAAATTACAACATTTCTTTGACTGCTGGTTACTTTACAACCCAATTAGTTTATAGACAACCTACTCAACAATTTGAGGTAATAGGATGAGAAGGTATGAAATTGTCATTACTGATCAGGATGGCAAGCCAAAAGTTGTAAAAGGTTCAAATGGCGAAACTTTATTTAATGGTACTTTTACCAGTACTGGATCAATTGGTAGTGTTTTTGGTGGTATAGGGGCTGCGAATACGCCCATAGCAGGTGCTTTAGAAGTGGAATTAGACATCCCAGTATCTACTTATAATTCACCCCTTGGGGGCGCATCCTTGAGAGTTTATGGGGTGGGTTTACCTTTGATTAGTCAAGCTGCTAACTTTAACCCCAGCCAGGATGGAAAAACATATTGCAATATTAAGATTTCAGTTGGAATGGCAGAAGGACTTCCTTTGGCTAATCCTGAACAATATGGAGTTGTACTTAATGCCAGGATTCAGCAAGCCTTTGGTAATTGGCAAGGAACTTCACAAACCCTAGATTTAATAATGATTCAACCTGCTGGCTCTAAAGAAAGTCCTTTTAATTTTAGTTTTAAATGCCCCAAAGGTCAGCCTTTAGCAACAGCCATTAAAAATACATTACAAGATGTTTTTAAAAATGCTACTGCTATTAATGTCAATATTAGTCCTAAATTAGTAGCACCAGAAGATATTACTGTTCAAAATTTTACTTTGACAGATTTTAATAAATTTTTACAAAAAAGAAGTATTAGTATTATTGGTGGTACTGCTTATCCTGGTATTCAAATATCGTATATAGATAATATTATTAATGTTTATGACTATACAATTCCACCAACTACAAAACCTATAGCAATAGCATTTACTGATTTAATTGGTCAACCAACCTGGATTGCACCTTATATTTTAACTTTTAAAACAGTCATGAGATATGATTTAAAGGTTGGTGGTTTAATAACAATGCCACAACAATCAGCGCAAAAAGGGCTTATTTTAACCGCCCCAGCATCTCAATCGCAGTATAAAGAAGTAATTAATTTTCAAGGAACATTTTTTATTCAAAATGTTCGACATTTGGGAATTTTTAGATCACCAGATGCAAATAGTTGGGTTACAGTTGTTCAAGCCTATAACAAAGATGCAGGATCAATAATTAAATAATTATGTCAAATGTAGATCAAAAAATCCCTTTTGCCCAATCCATTAATTATTTTACAGATCGTAAAATTAATGATGCCTTGCAATCTTATGGGCAATCTTTTCCTTGCTATGTAACTGCGGTCAATGGGTCTATTGTTACAGTTAAATTTGATGTAACAGTCCCAGAAGGTATTACCCTTCCAGAAGTAACCTGCCCTATAGCTGGTTCTGAATATATTAGATACCCTATTCAACCAGGTTGCAAAGGTTATTGCATCCCTGCCAATGTAAGCCTTAGAAATGCTTCTGGATTGGGGGCTGGTGGTGCGCCACCTGATTTAAGTGAGCCTGGAAACCTTACAGCTTTGGTATTTTTTCCTTTTGGTAATACCAATTTCTTTACAGTAAATGGTCAATACCTAGTTATGTATGGAGAAACTGGGGTAGAAATAACTACTAAAAATCAAGATTGTAAGCTGACTTTAACAGCATCAGGAATTACAATTGATCTTAATGGTGGTAATTTAATTGTAAACAATGGTAATACAACTATGAATGGTAATTTAACTGTTAATGGATTAATCACAGGTACAAATGGATTTGCCATTAGTGGTGGTACAGGTGGAACTATGAACATTACTGGAAACATTAATCAAACTGGTAATTTCCAAAATACTGGAACTCTTACAAATAATGGTAAAGCAGTTGGAAGTACACATACACATGGTGGTGTACAAACTGGTAGTGGAACTACAGGAACTCCAACATGAGAACTTATGGCAGAGTACCAAATGAAAGTGGCGGTCAAACCTGGGTACAAATAGACCAAGATGCTTCTGGCAATTTTGAGTATGGTTATGCAACTACTTTAATTCAGGTCTTAAAACTAAGCCTAGGAGAATCTCCTTTTTATGCCAATTATGGAATACCTGCTCAAAGAGCAGTTATACAGCAAGTTTTTCCTGATTACTATGTAATCGTTACTCAACAACAATTTGCTCCATTTTTTGCAAGTTTACAAATTACTAAAGAACAAAACCCAACCCCCACATATAATGTTAATGTGGTAACAACTTTAGGAACTAAAATTCAATCACAGGTGGCAGCATGACAATTACAACAGATGTAAATTCTTCAGGATTACAACCAATTTCACCAACTGTATTGCAGCAAGAGTTGATTGCCTTAGTTTCAGCTACTAATCCTGGCTATACAGCTAACTTGCCAGGCAGCTTAATTGAAGATATTAGTTCTACAGATGTAGGTGCTTTGTCCCTCATAGATTCAGCTAGAGTTGAACTTTTTAATAGTATTACGCCTTATTCTGCTAATTCATTTTTATTAAATCAATTAGGTCAAATTTATGGTGTTCAGCAAGGTGTAGGTTCTAATACATCTGTTTATGTTATTTTTTCTGGAACGCCTGGATTTGTCATTTCAAGGGGTTTTGTAGTTTCTGATGGTACTCATCAATATACAGTTCAAGATGGTGGAATTGTTGAAACTGATGGTCAAAGCGTATCTTTGTATTGTTTGGCTACTAATGCTGGATCATGGGCTGTACCTGTTGGAACTGTAACCCAAATCATTACATCTATTCCTTCTGGTGTTAGTTTAACTGTTACTAATCCCACTACTGGCTTGCCTGGTGCAACTGCTCAACCTTTAGAAGATTATCAATCTCAAGTTATTCAAGCTGGTCTTGCAGTAGCTTCTGGTATGCCTACATTTCTTAAAACTCAATTGGCTAATGTATCTGGAGTGCAGCGTAGATTAATTGCAGTCAGAATTGCTGCTACAAATCTTTGGCAAATTATTGTAGGCGGTGGCGATCCTTATGCTGTAGGAAATGCCATTTTTACTGGTCTATTTGATATTTCAAGCATTGTAGGATCAGTTTTAGAAGCTACAGCCATTACTAATGCTACCAATGGAGTAGTAACAACCAATTTGACTCATGGTTATTCTACAGGTCAAGTTATTGTTATTGCAGGGTCTAATCCTAGTGCATTTAATGGAACTTATACTATTACAGTATTAACCCCTAATACCTTCCAATTAAATGCAAATACAACAAGTTCTGGAAGTTATATAGGCGGTGCGGTTATTACGCCTAATGTTCGTAATGTAACTGTTTCTATTAATGACTATCCTGATTCTTATAACATTACTTTTGTAAATCCATTGCAACAAACAGTTAGTGTTAATTTGCTTTGGAATACAACCTCTACTAATTATGTATCACCTATTGCTGTAGCGCAATTAGGCAATCCAGCAATAGTTAATTATATTAATAGCATTTATGTTGGGCAACCAATTAATATATTTGAATTACAAAATGTATTCCAAAATGCAATTGTTACTATTATTCCACCTCAATTGCTTTCAAGAATGGTTTTTACAATATATATTAATGGAGATGAAGTTTCACCTGAAGCTGGAACTGGTTTAATTTATGGTGATCCAGAGAGTTATTTTGAAACCAATACAGCTTCAGTAGTTATTAATCAAGGTTAATAATGTTAAAAACTATTATTCCTTCCTATTTATATCAACAATATTATGATGATAGTGATCTTCAGGCTTTTGTTGGTGCATATAATACTTTGGCTCAGGAATATTTAGATTGGTTTAATAATCTTAATTTGCCTATTTATACAGTTCAAAATGGTGCTGCTTTAGATTGGGTTGCTTTAGGTCTTTATGGACTTGTAAGACCTACACTTCCTCAAGGTTCTTATTTAAGATTAGGTGAATATGATTCAGTACCTTATGACACACTTTCTTATGATACAGAAAAATTAATTTCTCCAACCAGTTTTTATATAACAACTGATGATATTTTTAAAAGAATTATTACTTGGAATTTTTATAAAGGCGATGGATACCAATTTAATATAACTTGGTTAAAAAAGCGTATTCAAAGATTTTTACAAGGTACTAATGGTACTTTGGCTGTTTTAGACAATACTTATCAAGTTAGCGTAACTTTTGCTGCTGATAATGTAGTTAATATTCATATTACTACTGGTGGCTTAACTCAATTTGCTTTTATTATGCAATCTGGTATAAATTCAGGTGCTTTAGAGTTGCCATTCCAGTATACTTACAATGTAACTTATTAGGGCTTAAATTATGACTACTTTATTATTTGCAAATAATATAAAGACAACCCTATCTGCGCCTATTACTACTACCAGCACGACTATTACAGTTTCTTCTGGTGCTGGTATGCCTGTTCCTACAACTGGACAAACTTTTTTAATTACTCTTGTAGATGCTTCAACTGGTTTACTTTATGAAATAGCAAGCTGCACTACTAGATCAGGGAATACCCTAATAGTTGCAAGGGGTCAAGAAGGTACAACTCCTTTAAATTGGAACGCTGGCGATACTGTTGCTATGTTTCCTACTGCTGGAACAATGCAAAACTTTGCTCAAATTTCTGGAGCAGCTTTTACTGGTGCAGTTAGCGCAACTACTTTAACAGCTAGTGGACTTCTTACTGCCAATACTGCATATTTACCTGGTGGTTCTTTACAAATTGGTGCAAATTCACCAAATGTAAATGTAATATTTAAAAACGATGCAACTATTAGCACAAATAATGGTGTTAATTATTATGCTCTTGTTAAAAGTGATGGCGGTACATATACATTAAATATTAATGGAAATGCTTCAACAGCTTATTCTGCAACAAACGCTACTAATGCTGTAAATGCAACCAATGTAACATCTGGTGGAACAGTTACTACTAACTCTATAGTAGCTGGAACTTCAACACCTTTTTTTGGTGGTGTAATAACTGCAATTGATACAACAGGTGGCGGTAATGTATTTAGTGCAAATATTTTAAATGGGGCTGGTACAGGTTTTATTGCAACTTCAGCAACAGGCGCAAGTGGATTTGATTATTTTGGTGCTTGGACACAAACAGGAACAAAACTAGCTGCTATTGATAGCGGTGGTAATGTTTACAGCATTGGTAGCATTACTGGCGATACTGTTAAAACTAATTCTGCTGTTATTGGTACAACGACTCCTTTTGATATTGGTGTAGTTACTGGCATAAACACTTCTGGCGGTGGCAATGTTTTCTCAGCAAATATTATTACTGGTGCTGGAACAGGATTTATTGCAACTGCGGAAACTGGTGCAAGCGGTTTTGATTTCTTTGGTGCTTGGACACAAACAGGAACAAGACTAGCTGCTATTGATGGCGGTGGTAATGTTGATGGACAAAGTTTTAATTATTTAGAAGCTGGAAAAATATCTCTTACTGGTGTTGGATATTGTTATCTTTTTAATGGCTTATTGATGCAATGGGGTGTTGGTACATATAACAATGGAGATTTTGTTAATTTCTCAATTGCAATGACAAATGTTTGGTCTTTACAAATTACTGATAATAATGGTCATAATCCTGCTGGATCACAATCCCAACAATCAAATGGATTTTATATGAGTTTGCCAGCTCAAACTGAATGTCGCTGGCTTGTACTTGGCAGCAGTTAATTTTAAAGGAATAGATATGACATACAATTTTGGAAGCCCAATTAAAGGAACTTTAGCTGGTACATTTGCGAGTGTATCTGTTCCAAATTTACAATATCCAGCAACTTTAGTTTTAAATTCTGCCAATGGTAGTCGTGCAATTCAGCTTTCATTTGATAATGGCGCAACTTATTATTCAGCAGTTACACCTACTTATACAGAAACAAGTCAAATTGTTTATGTATTAACTTTCCCTGTAACAAATGTAAAATTTACTGGTGCAGCAGACGATACTTATAGTATTCTTTAATAGTGTTCAAAAGGGTTTGCCATGACAATACTATTATTTGCCAATCAAGCGCAAACTACCCTTGCGCTACCAGTATCTAGTACTGATACAGTAATTTATGTTGCTGGTGGTACTGGTTCATATTTTCCTGCGCCTGGGGTTAGTGAAGCGGTAACTCTTACTCTTGTAAATTCCACAAATAATTTAATTGTTGAAATAGTTTCCTGCACTAATATTACTGGTGATGCTTTAACTGTTGTTCGTGGTCAAGAAGGAACTGTAGCAAGAGCCTGGTATCGTGGCGATTTTGTAACAAATTTAATGACTGCTGGAACTGCTGCTGCATTTGCACAGCTTTATGGTTTAGAAAATGGCTATTATTCAGCAGCCCTTCAAAATATGTTTGCTGTTACAGGTCAAGTTGATACCTTACCTGTAAACCCTATTGATATAGCAAATAAAGCGTATGTAGATGGTGTTGCTCAAGGCGTTACTCCTAAAGCATCATGTCAATGCGCTACTACCCCTGCCCAGGGCGATATTGATCTTATTGGTTTGCCTATTGTTGATGATTATCAAATTGTGGCTGGTGATCGTGTTTGCGTAAAAGATCAACAAAATCCTGCTCAAAATGGTATTTATGTAGCTTCAGAAGCAGCCTGGTCAAGATCAACCGATATGGACATTTGGGCTGAAGTCCCAGGTGCTTTTACTTTCATTGAATATGGAACTGTTAATGGCAGCACAGGTTGGGTAGTTATTGCTCCTATAGCTGGAACAATCAATGTAACTCCAATTATTTGGACACAATTTTCTGGAGTGGGTACTTCAGGCTATAGCGGATTTAGCGGAATAAGTGGGTTCTCTGGATATAGTGGCGAAAGCGGTTATTCAGGGACTTCTGGTTACTCTGGTGATAGCACCTCTGGTTACTCTGGAACTTCTGGATTTTCAGGCTATAGCGGATTTAGTGGACAACAAGGTACTTCAATTAATTTATTAGGAACTGTTCCAACCCCTGCCGATTTGCCCCCTACTGGCAATCAAGTTAATGATGCTTACATTGTTGATTCAGATGGCGATCTTTGGGTCTGGAATGGTACTGAATGGTTTAATGCTGGTCGAATTGTAGGTTTCTCAGGTTATTCAGGTTTTTCTGGTTATAGCGGAACAAGTGGATATTCAGGAATTAGCCTTGTACCTAGAGGTGAATGGGATGCTCTAGCAACCTACAATCAAAATGATTTAGTAAGTTCTGCTGGAAGTTCTTTTACATGGATAAGTGCTGAACCTGGTAACTCAGGCAGCCCCCCAGAAGTTGATCCTGTTCGCTGGGAATTAATTGCTCAAAGTGGATATAGCGGAATCTCAGGCTGGTCTGGTGATAGCGGAATCTCAGGCTGGTCTGGTGATAGCGGAATCTCAGGTTATTCTGGAAGCGGAATTAGTGGCTATAGTGGCTGGTCTGGCGAATCTGGTTACTCTGGAGAATCAGGTATTTCTGGTTGGTCTGGAGATAGTGGAATTTCAGGCTATAGCGGATTTTCTGGCGACTCAGGAATAAGTGGATATTCTGGATATTCTGGTATTTCTGGTTTTTCAGGAATTTCTGGATTTAGCGGAATAAGTGGTTATTCTGGCAGATCAGGATTTTCTGGGTATTCTGGTAGATCAGGTTATTCTGGAATTTCAGGTTATTCTGGAATTTCAGGTTATTCTGGTAGGTCTGGTTATTCGGGCATAAGTGGATATAGTGGTATATCTGGATTTTCTGGATATAGCGGAATTAGTGGCTACTCAGGTCTAAGCGGATATTCTGGTGATAGTGGTATCTCAGGATTTAGTGGCTTTAGCGGTGATTCTGGTATCTCAGGTTTCTCAGGAGATTCTGGCATTAGTGGTTATAGCGGTGATTCTGGTATCTCTGGTTATTCTGGAGATAGTGGTATTTCAGGTTTTAGTGGTGACTCTGGTATTTCTGGCTACTCTGGTATTTCTGGTATTTCTGGTTATTCTGGTATTTCTGGAATTAGTGGATATTCTGGTTTTAGTGGCATTTCTGGATATAGTGGAACATCTGGATTTAGTGGGATTTCAGGTTATTCTGGAACAAGCGGTTACTCTGGATTCTCTGGAATAAGTGGCTATAGCGGTATAAGCGGATATAGTGGAATTTCTGGTTATAGTGGTTATAGTGGTTATAGCGGTATAAGCGGATATAGCGGTATCTCAGGATATTCAGGCTATAGTGGAATTTCTGGTTACTCTGGTTTTAGTGGTATCTCAGGGTATTCTGGTATTTCTGGCTATTCTGGTTTTTCTGGCATTAGTGGATATTCTGGCGCAAGTGGCGTATCAAGCAATTATTATCTTTACAAAGCAAACTCTTTATCTATTAGTGGCGATCCAGGTTCAGATTATTTGCTTTGGAATAATTTAATTCAAATTAATGCAACTCAATTAAATGTTAGCAATTTAGCAGCTAATAATGTTGATATAAGCGTATTTTTAGCTTTACTTGCTGCAACTGAAGAAGTAGTTATACAAGATCAAACTAATAGTTCTAATTCACAAACATGGAAGATTACTTCAAATCCAATTAATAACACAACTTATTGGACAATTCCTGTTTCATTAGTTTCTTCTGCTGGCACAGGCACTACAGGTTTTATTAATAACTTGCCAATCATTTTTGCAATTGCAAATGGTATTAGTGGTTTTTCTGGTTTTTCAGGTATTAGCGGTTATAGCGGTTTTAGTGGAATCTCTGGCTATAGCGGAACAAGTGG